GGCGCGCCGCTCTGGCCAGATCATCAGCCTGACCGCCCGCACCGTGCACGAAAACGACACTTTCAAGTATGAGTTCGGCCTTGAAGAAACGATGCAGCACATCCCTGCTGATGGTGACCGCGGCAAGATGACCCACGTTTACGCCGTGGCCAAGCTGAAAGGCGGCGGAGTGCAGTTCGACGTTATGTCGCGGGCTGACGTGGACAAAGTGCGCGCCAGCAGCAAGGCCGGCACCAATGGCCCATGGGTCACCCACTACGACGAAATGGGCAAGAAGACCGTTATTCGCCGCCTGTTCAAATACCTGCCGGTCAGCATTGAGATCCAGCAGGCCGTCACCCTGGACGAACGCGCAGAGGCCGGAATTGATCAAGACAACGCCAGCGTGCTGACTGGTGACTACAGCGTTGTGGATGAACAGCAGGAGGCCGGCGAGAAGATCAACACCGATACCGGCGAGATCAGCCAGCAAGAAGTAAATATGGAGTAGCCCGCAAGGGCTGCACCACCAACGATTTAACAAACCGAAGCACCATTGACCAAGGAAGCAACCCATGAAACTTGAACACAAAGCAATCATTGCCGCCGCCAACCGTGACGGCAAGCTGCCGATGGAAGTCGCCAAGGAACTGCTGGCGCATGACCTGCTGCAATCGATGGTTACCAGCATTGGCGGACACGCCGTTGCATTCAACAAGATGAGTCAGCAGCAGCAGGATGCAGTCATCCACGATATGCAGCGCGACTTGACGGCAGCAATTGACATGGGCATCCGCATCATCGCCAGCCAGAACACGCGCACCGTGCGCATGAAGCTGAAAAGCGTGGCCATCGGCAAAAAGTGGAAAATCGTCGGCGAGGCAGAAGGCGACGAGGAATTTCTGCACGAACTGGCCGACCGCACTCAGGACCAAAGCGACGTGCTTGTTGTGCTGTATGAGCGCGATTACATCCAGGGCCTCGACGCCATCCAGGGCGAAAAAGACCAGAAAGCGCTGCCACTGGACGGCGACAAGTCCGAAAAGCCAGCCAAGGGCAAGCGCGGCGCGGCCAAAGCAGCTGGCGATATTGCTGCCCAGGTAGCGCCGAAGAAAGAGATCGAGCTGCCACCAACACTGATCGACCAAGCCCAGGAGTTTGTGCGCAACGCGCAGACCGCCACCACCGCCGGCATTCAAAATCAGTTCAAGTGCAACTTTGACAAAGGCGAGGCAATCCTGGCGGCGCTGGAACTACGCGGCATCGTCACCCCAGCCGACGACAAGGGTAATCGTGACTTAGTGCGCCCCAAACCAGAGGTTAAGGCCGATCAAGCCACCGCAACCAAGGACGCCGAGCAGATCCACACGCCTGGTTCAGAGCTAAGCCAGGCCGAGCTTTACGAGCAAGCCAAAGCCCGAGTAATTGCAAATCAAGAAGTAAGCCTTGGCGGCCTGGCCGTAACCTTCGATCTTACAGACGAGCAAGCCGGCGACTTGATCGACCGCCTAGAGCTTGAGGGCGTGATCAGCGAAGCTGATGATTTGGGAGGCCGTGAGGTTTTCGAGCTGCCAGCCTAAACCACACCGAAACAAAGAAGCCCGGTTAATTCCGGGCTTTTTTATGCCGCATGCTTGCGCATCATGCCGCATTAATCCACAATCTGACCCAGGCACAAAACAGAGGCAAAACGATGGAAACCAACCAATACGAGCAGCTGCTGACCGCCACCCAGGTGTGCGCCAAGCTGCAGATTAACCGCGAGACCCTGCGCCGCTGGGTTAAGGCCGGAACAGTCATCCGGTACGAAGTGGCCAGCACGCACCGATATAAGCTCAGCGAAATACTGAAACCCTCCAGCAACTAAACAAGGAAGCACTGACCATGCAAATCCAACAAGTAGTAATCAGCAACGTCCTGGGCCTGGCCCGCGCCGATATCGTTTGCACCGCCCCGGTGGTGATCGTGGCCGGCAACAACGAAGCCGGCAAGTCGACGCTTAGCGACGCCATCAGCATGGCGCTCTTGGGCACGCCGCGCCGCGTCAAGCTGAAGAAAGAACTTGGCCAGCTGCTGCACGATGATGCAGCAAAAGGCCGCGTAACAATCATGGCTGGCGGCGACGTGATGGGCGACTTCAAGCTGCCCGGCGGCGCTCACATCTGCGAGCTTGAAGCTAGGCACAAAGCGTTTGTTGAGTTTGTGCTTGATCCGGCGCTGTTTGCCCGCCAGGCCGAGGCAGAGCGCCGCAGCACTTTGTTCAAGTTGACCAACTGCAAAGCCAGCCCTGACGCTACCGCGGCCATGCTGATCAAGCGCGGCATCAGTGAAGAGCTGGCCGACGAGGTTAAGCCAATGCTGCGCGGTGGCTTCCCGGCTGCAGCAAAGGAAGCAGCCGAGAATGCCACCAAGGCCAAGGGCGCCTGGCGCGCAGTCACAGGCGAGAACTGGGGCGTCGACAAGGCCAAAGGCTGGACGGTTGAGCTGCCGAACGTCGAAGCGCCTACGGCAAAGGCTATCGAACTTGCAGGCGGCCAAGTCGAAACCACAAAAAAAAGCATTGCAGACGGCCAGCAATTCCTCGGCCAATTGAAAGAACGCCAGCGCCAGGCTGAAGGCGACAGTCAGCGCACCGCCCAGCTGCGCGAGCAAGCAGAAGGCCTTGGCCGCGCGCAGGCTAAGCTGGCCAGCACCGAAAGCGATTTAATTGCCTGGACTGCAAAGGCTGTCGAATTGACCGCGCAAGTAGCGACAGCACGCAACAACGCTGGCGGCTGCGAATGCCCGAGCTGCGGCGCAAAGTTGAAAATGGAAGGCAGCACCCTGGTCCCATATAAGCCAAGTGCTGACGCCGGCAACCTAGCCCTGCTGCAAGTCGAGTTGAAGAAAGCCACCGAAGCCCGCGACATGCTCCAGCGCACCCAGCGCAACGACTTGTCTTTGGTCAGTGCCGCCGAAAAAGCACAGGCAGACCTTGAGGCCGCTGAAGCTGCGCAAGACAATGGCGCAGATGAAAGCAAGGTTATCGCCACGGTTGAGGCGCTCAACGTCCTGCAGCAGCGTCTGGCGAGCGAGCAGGCCAAAGTTATGGCCCTGAACGACCTGCGCGACCAGATTTCCGGGGCTGGAGCTACCACCCAAAAGGCCGCTGCCTACCACAAGGAAGTAACCGAGTGGCTGAAGGTTGCTGAAGCGCTTGGCCCGAACGGAATCCCCGCCGAGATCCTGGCCAGCGCCATCACGCCAGTAAACGACGCGCTAGCTGTGCTGGCACGCCTGGCCAAGTGGAAGCCGGTGGTCATCGGTAACGATATGGAGATCACTTGCGGTGGTCGCCTTTACGGCCTCATGAGCGAATCAGCCAAGTGGCGCGCTGACTGCCTGATTGCTTTGGCCATCGCGCAGATCAGTGAACTGCGATTCGTGGTGCTGGACCGCTTCGACGTGCTGGATATTCCTGGCCGTCTGCAGCTGCTGGGCATGCTGTGCGAGCTGGGCCGCATCAAGGCCATGGACACTATGTTTATGTGCGGAACCATGAAGGCAATCCCGGCCAAACTGCCACCTGAAGCCATTGGCATATGGGTGCAGAACGGCATCGCAGAAACCGACCCGCAATAACAACCGACCAGACCGGATTTTTATTATGAAAAAGCCATGCGCAATTTTTCTGTTGCTGTTTGCTCTGCTGGCAATGTCAAACCTGTTTTTGATAGAGGAAGAAGACAGCGCCCAGGCCCTGCGATGCGAGATGTTCCAGATGTGGGCAGACAGCAACGGCCAATATGGATGGCCAGAAGAAAGCAACCCGACGGCAGCCAAGCAGTGCAACCAATCAGAGGCGACCAGCAAATGAGTGAAGAATTAAAGAAGGCGAGTGCGGACGTGGATGATAGGGCGGCGTTCGAGGTGCGCTACCGCCTTCACATTCTGGCGCGCGACCCTATCTCTGGCGCGTACTTTGACAGTGAATTGCGCTGCCTGTGGGACGGATGGCAAGCCCTCGCCCAGTCGGCCACTGGCGACGAAGTGAACTGGAAGGCCGTGGCCGGCGAGCAGCGAACGGTTACCGATGGCCTGCAAGCCCAGCTAGATAAGCTGGTAGCCGAGCGCGACACAATGATCGCAGGCAATGGGTTTTGGTGCGATGGCGCGCCGCCCCACCCCTACGGCAAAGAGTGGTTTATTGCCACCCTGAAGAACGGCAATAAGTCCGTGCTGCGCGAGCTGCCAGAGGATCACAGCTACGACTACAAAACGGCGGACGACACCTATTACACCAAAGACTGGGTTATCCGCTGGGCGCAGTTCCCGGACAGCGATTTCTTGCTGTATGCCACCGCCCTAACCCATTCGACAGCCCCCGCGCTGACCGGCGTACCCGTGTATCAGCTGCAATGCCGGGAGATTGGCGAAGGTGATTGGTGCCCGTGCGACTACCGCCACTACACCTACTGCCAGAAGTCGCCGGAAATGGACACTCGCATTGTCGAGGTTGCGCCAGACCATAGCGCCTCCCGCGACGGCATCGTTATTCCGCGACCGCTTGCAGATCGAATATTCGAGATCATCGCCGGGGAAGGATTCCACGAAGAGGGTGAGCTGGCCGATATCATTGACACCTCCCCATCCCCTGAGCCAGACCATAAAGAGATGGTCAGCGTGCCGAGGAAATTGCTGATTCGGCATCTCGATGAGATCGGAAGGTACGCATGGCCTGAAAATACAGACGAACAACTCCGCGCATTGCTGGCTGGGGGTGATCAGTGAGCGGGGTTACGCGGTATAGCGCTGACATTTACCCAATGGACAGCCCGGCACCCATCAAGGTCGCGGTTGTTGTCCTCGCCAGCGACTACGACCGCGATATTCAGATATTGCGTCTTCAGGTGGCAGCGCTAACCGCCACGGGCAAGGTGCTTGGTGGGGGCTTGGATTTAGTTCTACCCCAGCGCGACCAGCTCGCCGCCGATAACAAGCGGCTGGACGACTTGATCCGATACGAAGAGGCGCGATGCCGATTGGAGCTTGCCGAGAGCGAGCGGCTGCGCAAAGCACTTCAGGCCATCGACCGGCATAACGACAGCCCGGCGCGGTACGACGCGCACATCGACCAGATCATTAAAGGCGCGCTATCCAGCGGCAAGGAGGTGGGTGTATGAAGCGCCCAAGTGAGCTTGGAATGCGGTCGTTTAGTAATTCGATCAGTTACGGGTGGGGCGAGTTCGCAGAGTCAGTCGCTACCGTCCCGTACGGGCTGCACTGCCTTATTCAGGTTCTGCTTATGCCGCTCGTGTGGCCGGCGCTGTATATACGCGCTCTGTATATCGATAGAAGGGGTGCGCAGTGATTTCTTTCAAGCCGAAGGAGCAACCCCAATGACCCCCGAACACAAACACATCGCCGGCCTTGAGCTGGCGTTGGCCACATGGAACAACGAACTACCTTACGCGCACTTCCCGTCTGAAATGCGCAGATTGATCAATGAAGCCCAATCCGCGCCTGATCCTGTGCAGGGTGAGGCGGTCGAGGTGGCCGGATACCGATGGAAAACGCCAATCCCTAAAGAGCTGCAAGGGTCTGAGTGGGCGTGGTCGTACGGCTCGCATTGGTCTACCGGGCCGAAAGACGCCGAGCGCCTCATGACCGTAGCCCAGCACAACCGGCTGATGTCAGCGGCCAAGCCTGACGCTGACCATTTGCGTGAATCCGCGAAAATGGTTGACGCTGAGCTGGTGGAGTTGCTGCGAGAGGTAATTTCGGAAGTTGGCCCATTAGAGCTGGGAACTTATTTGTTCTCTCGAATCGACGCCAAACTAGCCGAGCTGCAGAAGTGAAAAGGCCCGGCGCAATGCCGGGCTTTATTTCTGTTACAGATGCGGAATCAGCTATTAAGCTTGGTTATCACGTTGTTGCGCTTCCATCGATCAGCCGTGCGCAGCGTGCCAAGCCCAAGCATGCCGAACATAAGCTCGAACAGAACGCCGTCAAGCGATGGAAGCGGGGGCGCTTCAACGCCTGAAACGGTAAGCACCCAAGGCAGCAGTGGGCGCAACAGAAACTCATAGCCCAGACCAGCGACGCACGCATAGCCGGCAAGTGGCCGCCATCCAGCTTGAAAGCCATTCTGTGACGCAGCTTCAACCTTGTTTATCTCGGCTTGCGCCAGATTGATTTGCAGCTGCATATCAAGCTCTTTAAACGCACCGTCCTGTTGCAGCTTGAGCAAATCAAGTTGAGCCTTGGCCCGCGCTTCTGGGTCAGGGATCAGCTTATCCAGCAGTGTCGAAAGCGTTGGCATTATCGCGGTTGCAGCCGCAAAGAAGCTCATGAGTACACCTTGCTATCTAGCTCAAAATGCGGGCTGTCAGTCTCGCCACGCTCGCGCCGCTTGCCGTTGCGATTCCAATCCCCTCCATGCCGTATAGAAACGTCCAGCTCAGCCGCCGCTTGCATCATCGCGTCGGCAATAGCGTCGAACTTGGCCAGATCGTTCCAGTCGACGGGGTAGGGCGCCAAGTCAACCGCATACCCATAGCCGTCAGCCTGGGCGATGTGGTTTGACTTGAGCGTCCACGTCACCTTTCGCATAGTTGGCTTTGCCAATGCGGGCTCAACACCAACGGCGCGCAGCTCTGCAGCGGTGCGCCCCTGGCCGTACAGCTCGCGCTGGCGTTGAACGGTTCGCACACCTTCCAGCACCATGAAGTCCTGAGTCGTCACCTCGATGGCGCGCTTTACCACGCGAACCAGGTCAGGATGCACGCCAGATAGCGCGTTGAGGCTTCTTTTTCCTAATACAAATTTACGCATGGGAACCTCTGGAGATAAGTATCGGAGCCGCCCAAGCCGCAGACGCGCTCTAGCGTGATGATTCTCACGTCAGGGCCGGCGGATGCGTATAGGGTTTCTAGGATTGTCATTTAAAAATATTCTTTCGCAGTTACTGCCGCGAAAGAATTAAGCGGGTACCCGGATACCGAAAAAACCGCAGGGCCATAGTATTGCTTGTTGTAGTTCGGCTGAAACGACACATACGCCCCACCCAAGCCATTTTGATTTACGTCTAAAAACCTGGAAAAGTAGGTATTGAGCTGTATGCCATCGGATGCTTTAAATTGCTGGATAAACGAGCAGTTGCCAACAGGTACATTGCCGTCGTCCTCCTTTTTCAGCAGCTTAGGTACATGGATGTAATTAAAATCCCGCTGAGTTGTGCACATATGAGTGTAAACATTTGTGCATAAAATGGCCGGCCCACTAACTAGCTCTAGGCCATAGTGAGTTATATGCGCACCGTCCCCGAACGCGGTTTCTGCCGTGTATTGATACACAGTCCCGCCAGAAGTTAGCGTAGAAGTAGAGTGCAATTGCGCGCTTGTCGTGACCGCTAGCGTAGGAACAACCGACGAGTCCAGGTTGTAAGAAGCAACATCGGTTCGCAGTCGCTGCAGGAACGCAGAGTGCCCGCCGTGATATGTACCGAACCAAGGCGCAGAAATGGGCTTTGCAGCAAATTCATTGGCACCGCCGCCCCCTTGGTATTGATTGGGTACGCCAGATATAGCAGCGGCCTGCACAATAGCCGCAGTGTCTATGTCGTCAGCTGTATCAGACAGAGGTCCGATGTTTAGCCCTGCCACGTATACCGGCGCCAACTCTACCGTCTCGTTGCGCACACGCAAATACCACGGCGCAGACCCAGAGAACTCAACAGGGATTGATCGTCCAACCGTAACGCCAGAAGTAGGCATCTTGGCGGTAGTGGTTTGGTAGTCAAAAAAGTCTGTCCCGTTGGAACTTACTTGTATTTTAACGACTGTGCTTGATCCATTGGTCATTCCGATTCGGATACTCGCGCGCCGCCTATTTACTAGGTAGGTAACGTGATCCCCAGCGGCGGGTAGTGAGTACAGTGCACGGCTCGCAAAATTGAAATCTGCTGTATCTGACGTAGTCGCCAGCGCCACGCTGCCACCACCTAAAGAGTAGCCCCATATCTGGTCCACCTGAGAGGCGGCCAACCCGCTAAGAACAACCCCAGAAGACTTTGCAAACGCTTTGGTTTTACCTTGGAATGCACGGACGAGATTCAGCACAAGGGTTGGCCTGAAGTTGCTCGCGCCGCCTGTATTCTCGGCATCAGCGGGGCTGACTAAATTTTCTACGTAAACCCCTACCCATCCAGACTTGCCATTAGCCTTTTTGGAAACCATGTAAAACGGGCCAGTACTGCCGGGGTCTCGCATAATCAGTTTAGGCGCGGCAGTTATTGCGGGGAGGGACGGGGCAAGCGTGGTGGCCGTAATAGCTGAAAGCAAAGCCGCCGATGCATCGGCTGAATTTTCAGCAGCAGTAAGATCAGCATCGACAGTGCTATCGCCCCTGCCTACCATAGTTGCGCCATCTGCTGCGGCCAAATCCTGCCGCAAAGCCAGAGAGCTATCTGCTGCAGCATCGATTGCAACTGGTTCGCCGTTCACGTCAAAGCTCAATATGCGGTTTGCGCGCTGCGCAGCACTGGGCAACCGATTAGGTACAGGGTCAAAATCTTGAACGCGCAGCGCGCGACTAAGCGCCCCCTCGTTCTGCTGCACCAGCATGGTCAGCCGATCAAAAACAATTTCGTGCACTTCAGGGAAAAAACGCCCCTGGTTCACAATGTCAGTCGGCTGGGTTGCAGGAATTACCCGCCTCACAAAGAGCGAAACTTCTTCAGGCAATGGGGCTAGCGTCGTAAGCACCCCGGTTGCTGCGCCGGCTTCTTCTGGCTGACCAGCGCCGGAAAGCAGGTAGTCAATACCAAGCGTCAGCGGCGTGGCAACGCCCGTAGCGTCGACGATTGCCTGGGCCACCACATCGCTATTGGCAAAAAACCGGAATGGTAGCGAGAAGGCCGTGGCCACCCCGTTGCCCGGAAATGTAGCGCGGTCGGTGCTGCTGGAAACTGTCATACGAGAACTCCATTGGTTTGACTTCGGGTGATGGTAGCGGCGCACCTGGCGCCGCGTCATTCGTTTACTTGTCGCGGTTGCCGGTGAACAGCTCGTACCAAGGCGGCATTTCGCCTTCGCTTGAGCGGTCCAGCCAGTCGATGACGCGGTTTGTGGCGATGCCTGGGGTTTTCGTTGCCGTGCCCACCAGCGCTACCACAGACTTCAGCGCGGTAACGTCAGCATCCCCTTGCTTGGCCTGGGCAACAGCGTTTCCGAACTGCTCGGCGAATATGTCGATGCTGCTCGACCCACCGCCGAATCCTTGAATGCCGGCCACAATCGGGCGACCGAACGGAGGCAAGCCACCGCCGATAGACGCCGCGGTTTCCCACGCTGCCGTTTTAGTCCACTCGACCGCCTGATCTTCCTCGTCGTCGTCTGGAATGTTGCCCTTCACCAGCGCAAACATCAGCCCTTCAACCGTGAACAGCAGCGCCATATCGACCGCCCAGTTCATCGCCTGGCCAATGTCCTTGAAGCTGGTTTCTGCCGTGCGGCGGCGGGCGATGGCCATCTTGCGGATCATGTAGCCGGCCAGCGTTGTCAGGCCGCGCACCAGCTCGTTCTGGCGTGTTTGACGTGACAGCGTGCCGCGCTCAAGGCTGGACCGGTCAGCAAACACACCTGAGCCCGAAGCCTCGACCACTCGCTGGTCGGCATAGGTCACCAGATCAGCGCCGACAAGATCCATGCTCATCCCCTTTTGATAGGCCCCCATCCACGTCACGGCATCAATAAACATTTGGAGCTTGTTGTGCAGATAGAAGCCAGCCGTAACCATCGCGGCGCGCCACCCTCCTTTGCCAGACATTTGGTCCTGAACCAGCGTTAGATCCTTGTTAAAACTGTCAATGCGGGCCTCACGCATGAAGCTGGAAAGCTCATACATCTGGTTCCAGTTGGCCGGAGCAAAAGCGTCACGGTATCCGCGCAGCGCCCAGCGCTTGCCCAAGACCACCAGCGGGTGCGTGCCGGCCAGGTTGAGCGCACTGTTCGACAGGTTGAACAGCATCACGTTTGCGGTAAAACCGGTGCGCAGCCAGCGTGCCGCTGCAGTGGTATAGCTGGAATCGACCACCTCGCCCTCGGCGGTGTCCTGCATCCATATCTCCAGCGCAGTAAACAGCTCTTTCAAGTTGCTTTTTTCAAAGGCGCTCTGCACGTCGCGATCATGCAGGAAGCGCCACGCCTGGTTTACCGGGTCAGTCATCACAATGTCGCGCACCACTTCGTTCAAGTGGCTGGTGACAACGCCAAAGCCCAGCTTGACCGGACGGCCACCAGACCCTACGCGCTCTATCTTGTGCCCTTCTGGCGTGTATGCCTTGGCAGTGCGGCCCGCGGTCATGTTCTTGAAGGCGTTGGCGGTCTCGTCCTGGCTCGTTTTAATGCTCAAGTCGCCGTCATACTTCAGCGGGAAATAACCACCCTTCAGCACGCGGACCTTTCCGTCAGCCAGTCTCACCGGGTAAGGCGTGCCCTGCACCTTGGCCGGCGCCACACCGGTACGGCGCGCTTCGTTCTCGGATACCTCGGGCCAGAACTTATCGATCCACGCCCACAGCGCTTCTACAAAGTCAGCATCATTGCTGCTCAGCTTGCCCATGACGGCCTGAATAGTTTCCGCCGTCCAGATCCCGCGAGCCTCGCTCAGCAGCGCCTGGCGGTTGCCCTCGTTGCCCATGTTGGCCATCAGCATGACCATCTGCATGCGCGTCATGGAGTCGCCAATCTCAGGGATGGCGATCAGCTTGCTGGCGTCATTCATACCCTTGATCTGGTCGTCAGGATAAAACTGGCGGATCAGATCAGCCAGGCCCTGGTGCTCTGCCTTCTCGCGGATCAGCGCATTGCGACCAGCAAGCTGCACAGGCGTGGTGATGTTTTCCTGCACCGGCCCCAGGTCGTCCTGGCCGTCCAGCTCGCGGGCGATCTGGTCCGCCGGCAAGGTGCCCAGCCACTCACGACCCCATCGGCGGATCTCGTCAGCAAACGACTTGTTGAACGCGCTGTTACGGGACTTTGATGCGTTCAGCTGAACGGTGGCGACGATGGCGTCACGCAGCGGCTCAAACTCAGCCCAGGCGTCACCCTTCAACACCTGCAGCTTGTTCTTGGCCATCTGGTCGATCTGGCGAATCATATCGACCACATCCACCAGCTCGTCGATGGTTAGCTCTTTCCAGTTGGTGCGCTCGGCACGGTCCAGCAGGATCCACTCAGGAGGATTTACCACGATGCTTTCGTTTGCCATTGAGGCAAGAAACGCGGTCAAGGCTTCACGCTGCTGGCGGATAGCGCGGCGCGGCGTGCCGAACTCGTATTTGGTCAGCAGCCCATCGACCTGCTCAAGGAAGTTGAACAGCGGGGTTACCACGGCCCCGTCAGCCTCAGCCTGGTTGGCCGCTACCTTGGTCGCTGCATACTCCACCCGACCGTCAGGGTAGGCCAGCTCGTAATTCTCCACGCTGGCGCTCTGCAGGCGCTTACGCTTGGCCCCTGCCTTCATGTAGGTCTTGGCTTGGTCGCGCTTCTTCTGCGCCAAGTCCTGCGCCTTGACCGACTCGCGGTACAAGTGCAGGTTCATCAGCTGCTTTTCTTTTTCCTCGTATGCCTTGGGCATATTGCGATCAAGCAGCGCAGCCTCGACGGCCTTAGCCGCTTTGGTGCTGGCGCGCTGGAAGGTGTAAGGGATCACGTCACGCAGCTTCAGGCGTGCAATGTGCTGACGCGCAGCCTCTTTGATAATTCGGTGCTGTGACGCCTTGCGGCCTGCCTCTCGGGCCAGCGTGCGCAGCTGGATTGCCTGCACTTCCGCTTCGCGCTCACCCACTGCGGCCATGGCTTTATCGGACAGCGTTCCATCGACACGCGGGTCAGGGTAGCGCTCAGCCATGCGCCGCTCGGTTTCGGTCTTGATGGCTTCAGCCAGGCCAGGCACCGACCGCATATCATTGAGCATTTCCGAAGGGTTGATATAGCCCAGCATGCTGGCGGCAATCTCGGGATGCACACCACCCTCACGCACGCGCGCGCGGCCAAGGAATCGCGCCTCTTTGCTCTTGCTGCCGAACAGCTCAGTGACAGCGGCAGAGTCAAGGCGCAGCGGCTTACCAAGGCCAGGATAGGGCGCATTGCCGAACAGCCACTTGCGGGCTTGATACGGCTGACTTACCTCCAGCTCGTCGCGCACCTCGCGTTCGACGGCGCGCTTCTGCTCCCGGTACCACTCCTGATCTTTGCGAGTTTCTGCACGCAGAATCTCCTGCTCGATCTCGGTCGTGGCATCGTCGCGGGCCTGCTGGCTGGCGCGTCGATAGTTGGCCAACTCGTCGGGCGTCATCAGTGCGGTGATGCTGCTTTCGTATTGCTCAGACAGCGCCAGCGCTTCCTGGGCCTCGGTGATTGCGTCCTCACTGGCCAGTAGTCGGTCAAACACGCCGCGCACTTCAGGCGACAGCTCGACGTTGAGCGCGCGCAGATCCCGGTAGATGCCAGTCAGCCAGCGCTTGAAGCGAGCAAAGGCGCCTTGCAGCTCGATGCTGGGCGCCTTGCCTTCTGCCAGGTACTTCTCAAAGCCGCGGGCGAACTGCTCATGCTGGTCAACGGTTAGCATCTTGCCTGGCTCAGCAGCAAGCCAGTCACGGATCACGCCATAGTCAGCAGCCAGTGACTCATTGGCCTTGCCGCCGTCGACCAGATCACCGATCACCTCAAGGTAGTAGTGCCCCATTTCGTGCAGCACGGTGGACAGATCAGACTTCTTGCCCAGGCGAATATCGAAGCGGCGCACGCCGTCACGGCGACCGCCGAAAGTGATAGAGCCGCGCGCGTTGTCGTCGCCGGACTGCTCAAGGGTTTTACGGCTCAGCCACTTGCTTACATCCAGCACCTCGCCGGCAAACTCAAGCGGCACGCGCACATGCGCCTCACCGCCAAAAGTGTCATCTACCCGCAATTCCTCAAGCGGAATAGTGAGCTCGATAACCGTGTCACCAAACTCTGACGCAGTGCCACCGTCGCGCTTCGTGGAGAAAAAAAGACCATCCTCCGCCGCAGTCATTTGGCCGGTTGATCTGATGGCGTCTGCCGCCTCTTGGCTGGTCCGGTGGTACAGGTAAACGCGGCCATCAGGCGTAATGGTTGCGCCGTTATCCAAAAGGTCGGACGCCATGGCCTGCAGCTCTGCATCAATCCCACGGATCTGCGAAACATCACTGACCGCCGACTGGTTCAGCGTGCGCACCGGCTCTCGATACATCGACTCGCTTATCTCAAAATCACGATTCCTGCCCTTGTTCTCGATAAAGCCAAAGCGCTTGTAGAAGCCAGGAAGTCGTGATTTGCTGCCGCCGAAGTCGCCGGATGGCGTCAGGCCAATGGTCTTACCGTTGTCGTCTGCCCACTGCACAATGGCATTCATCACGGCAGTGCCAGTGCCTTGGCCACGGCCTTCTTTTGGCAGCGTGATTCGTGACAGCGTGACCCGATCACCGGAGCCCAGGAGGTCCAGCTTCAAGCCCGAATATTGGCTTTCGAGCTGCTCAGACAGCTGGCGAGCAGTTGTGCCGGCGGCGGACTGGTTAAGCGTGACCTGCTCCACCGCCTGCTCGATTACCGCGCTGCGCATTTCCTCGCCGCCCCAGGTGACGATTGCGTCCGCGTCCAAAGTGTCGGCGCTACGGCTTGGCGGGATCAGCTTGGCGATTGCATCGGTCATGTGAGAGCGCGCCTCAACGGTGCGCGCTTCGACCTCGCCGGCAAGGCGCTGATATACCTCGGAAGGCATAAGGTCATCGATGCTCGAAAATGGCCGCGCATCAAATCCCTCGATGTTTTCCATTGCCAGCCCCATGGCCTCGTCGTAAGCCTCAAACAGAGCCGACGCCATAGCTTCGTCGCTGAATGGGTCGCCGTACTGCGCCGTCAGCTCGTCCCGCATCACGTCAATAGCCGCTTGGGCTGCAGCTGCCTCCGGGTATTGCTCGGCCCACTGCGCCAACTGAAAGGCTTCATTGTCTGCAGATATACGCGCGCGCACTTCTGGGCTTGAAGCAATTGCGTCGTCAGAACCGCCCTGTGCAAAGCCTTCGATCTTCTGGATGACGTGCTGCAACTCATGCAGCAAAACCTTGCGGATCTCGCCCTGATCGGCATTGCCGAGGACAATTACCGGCTCACCGTTGCGCAAGTCGATAGACACTGCGCCAGATACGCGCGGCCCCAGCTTCTCAGGCGCATACACAGCGCGAACGCCTGCCAACTGAGGGTATGCCTCGTATAGCCGTTGATGGTCAAGCAGCTCGCCAACAGTTGCCCAACGAGAAGCGCGCAGAACCTCGCCAGCCCCATCCATGTACATACTGCCATCGTCATCATCGGCAAGCGGGTTAGGCTCGCCATCCATCGCCAGCATGCGGTCAACGATGGCGTTACCCAGCACCGGGCGCAAAGTATCCGGCTCGGTTGTCGTCAGCTTAACGATCTGGTTAGGGGTGGCCATGCTTTCGGTTGCAACGTCTGCCGTCCAGATACCGCCCGCATTGCGGTAGATCACCGACAGAATTTGATCACTGCCAAACTGGCCTGCCTTCATGGCGTCCAGCGCCGGCATGATCTTGGCGTCACCATCGGCAATCTCAAACCTCCACTTGCCATCCGCACCCTTGAACCACCCGGTATCCTGGCGCACCTGCTCAGCGTCCGCCCCGCTGGCCAGCATTGCCTGGGCATCTGCCAGCGCCTGCTCGTTTGCAGTCAGTGCGCCTGGGCCCGCAAACTGGTTAAGCACCTGCCCATCATCCTGCCGCTCGCCGCTCAGCAGCGCCCGAATCTCGTCATCGGTGGCAGTGGCCAAGTCCACGCCTTCGCGGTCTAGGAACTCCTGCAGCGCCTCAAGGCTGTCCGCTTGGTCGCGTAGCGTGGCGTTCTCCCGCTCGACCGAGTAACGCGGGTTGCCTGCGGCTTCCTCGCGCAGTGCATCGATAAGCAGGTTAGGCGTTACGTCCTCGCGGGGAACGCCTGGGAAATAACCGCGCTCCCACGCAGCCATCGCCGCATCGTCCATAGATTTACCACCAGCGCGCGCCAGGCGGTTACGGCCAACACGGCCCACGTCAGCGTCGAATGCAGACAGCTCGCCGCCGGTATCGTCCAGGCCACCAGCCGAAGCCAGGTAATCACGCAGCGACTTGCCGAACATATCCGCTGGCTTTGGAATATCCCCAGCACGCAATCGGCCCAGCATCAGCGTCAGGTCGTCGCCTTTGATACGGCGCACCTGCTGCGGGATCTCGCGGGCGATGCTCAGCGGGTTTGCCGCCATTACTTCCTCGACCGTCTGCCCGGTCTGCTGCGCCAGGCGGGTCATCACGGCAGCGTATTGGCGCGCAGTGGTATCAGCGGCGCCGCGCTCGTAACCGGAGGCAAGCAGCTGGCCCATCACGTCAGAGTAGGCAGAAGCGATCTGGTCAGTCTCACCGAACTGCGCCGCTACCTTTTCCATATCCGCAACCATCTGGCGGTCCAGTTCTTGAACATCGTCCAGGCTGTAGTCGTTTCTGGCAACGCGGATGCTGCTGGATAGCAAAGCGTCATGCTCGGCCAAGTACGCCAAGTAACTGCTGTTCTTCATGCGGATGGTGCCGCCCAGCTCCACCTGTGCGGTGAAGTGGGTCGGATCGATGCCCACGTTTTCCAGCAGCTCGGGGATGTTAACCATGCCGGACTGGTTCAGCTCCTGCAGCTTGGCCGCGGGTATTTCAATATATTCATTCGGCTGGCCTGCAAGCTGCTGGCCCACGATGGCGTCAAAGCTGGCCGGATCATTCTTGCGGGTGCTGGATTCAAGCGAACGGGCCACCAGGTCAGACTGCAGCCCGGCTGCACGCTCAGCGCGGCGCGCTTGGATCATATGGTTGGTAAAGCGCTTTCCCGCGAACACACCGGCTTCAGGGCCAGCCATAAGGGCGCCGACAAGACCCTCTACCAGAACCTCGCCCCCCTTTACATCGCTGTACTGGCCGCGCTCTGCCACCTGGCCGGTGAACTCGCCCAGCGCGCCAAGTGCGCCCTGCGCTGGAACCTGCACGCCCGCGTTTATCCACTCACGCGCGCCCTGGCTGATTGGCTTACCGCCTACGCTGCTCGGGGCCAGAACTTTGCCCAACAGGCCAAAACTGACAAGCGATACAGCGCCGATAGCTGCCCCGTACCGAGCTGACCGCTGGCCGACTTCACGCATAAGATCGTCGTTGCGGATGGCCTGCATAAGCTGAATCGGATCAGTTGAATCAATGCCTTTTTCTTGCAGTATTTCCTCAAACTTATAGCGCGAAGCGGTGCGCGCCTCATTGCCTGCAGCCAGCGCAGGACCGACACCAGGCACCATCGCAAGCGCAATGCCTGGCACGGAATCAGGCAGCGCAGTTACAGCAGCACGCCCAAGGTAAGACGGATTGTCAGCAATTACCGACGCCGCCCCGGCAACGCCCTCGCCGCGCTCTTCTGCCTGCTGTAATTGACGCTCTACAGGATCTTGCGGCATGGCCGCCAACTCACTACCTGCGACCCTTGCCTTATCAAAGCCAAGATTGCGTTGCAGCAAAAGATCGGCGCGCATTTGGGCACGCCCTGTCTCGTCAGCCTCGCGATACAAAAAGGCAAAACCTTCTCCGCCATATTCGCCCGCATCGATTTTGTCGAAAGATTCCTCAATGCTTGCCAGGTCTTGCTGGCGCGGTCGGTTGCTTGTGACCGTATCCCGGTGCCACCACCTGCCAAGCGTCTTTTCAAAAAAACCCTGCTCGTCAAACTTGGAATCAGACACCGCCTCTTCCATCCGGCGCAGATTGTCCTCGTCGCCTTTGGCCACAATGGCGTTGTTGGCGTTGCTCAGGGCATCAGCCGTGCGGGGCGCCGTGCTGAACAAGCCATCAAGCTTGTCCTGCTGCTTTATCTGCTCGACCTGGCCCCAGTTGTCGTATGCCACCCGCGCCGGCACACCAGACGTTCGCTCAAGCTGCAAAGCTTGGGCAAACTTGTTCGGCTCAAAGCTGGCCGCAACCTTCATTGAACTTTGAAAGTTAACCTTCCGCTGGCTGTCGATCTCGGTTTGCACTTCGGCCTGCTGCTGATTGGCCAAGTTTTTCTTGATCTCGTCGCTTACTTCTGCAGCTATATCGACTTGCATCAGCGGTTCACCTTTAGCCCGCGGGCCTCAAGAATTTGCAAATAAGCCTCGGTCATCGTCTGCTTGCTAACAGGCGTCCCCTGAGCGCTAAGCAGATCATAAGCGCGCTGGCGCTCGTTCGGGCTCAGTTTCTCAATGGAGACGTCGCCTGGGTCAACGTAAACGCTGCCGCGCTTCTCTGCCGGCACAGACCAAACAGGCATTTGGTCGTCGAAGAATCTGCCGCTGCCGGACAGGCGAATATTGATTTCCAGCTGCTCGGCGATGGACTGGGCCTCTGCCGGCGTCGGGTCTGTCTTGTTCTTTTGCACAAAGGCATCACGCAGCTGGTTGTAAGAGTTTTCGAACTGCTTGCGCTTTCGCAGGTTGCCCGGCGCCTGAGCATCCTTCGAGGTGCCAAGCAAAATGCCGGCGGAAGTCATCACGGTTTGTACAGACTTGTACTCAGCTGCCTGCGCTGCCTGAGTAGCGCCGTCACCCTTCTGCGCCGATTGGTACGCGCTAAGAACCCGGTTGAAATCTGTTTTATTCAGGTACGGTCGAATATCGCGGTCAATGCTCAGCTCAGCCAACTGCGCTGTTGGCATCGTGATGAACTCCTGCAGCTTGGCGTCGTCAGTTTCAGGCTCCTGACCCTTGCGGCGCAGATCATCCAGGCGGATCAGCTTGGCCTGCTCAGTGGCCGGGATATTGGCCAGCACCTGCGGCGGCACCGTATTGAAACCGGTACTCAGCACAATTCCAGCCGCTTCCTCAAACGTGGCCTTCGCGTCCAGATCGTCGGCTTTCTTCAGGTCGTCCAGGCTGTCCAGTGCGAACTTCTTCAAATCCTGGTCATCGACGTTTTTGTTTATCCACTTGACCGAATCGGCATAAGTGCGAGCGCTTGAAGGCGCCTGCGACACCTGGCCCACAATCTTGCTGGTGTACTCGCGCGTTTCCTTGAATGGGATCTTCTCGATAAATTCCTGCTCGCTGATCTCGCCCTTGCGCGGGTCGCCGTACTCTTTCAGCCACTTATCCACAGAGCCAGGGCCAGCGTTGTACGCAGCCAGGGCCAGCGCCTGATTGCCCTCGTAACGGCCGAGCATCTTGTTGATGTAGGCGTTACCAAGCGCCATGTTGTACTGCGGATCGGCGGTAAGGCGTTCCTCGCTGTACTCCATGCCCAGCTCGCCAGCCATTTCCTTGGCCGTTTCGGGCATCAGCTGCATCAGGCCGCGGGCACCCTTGGGCGATACGGCAGAAGGATCACCACCGCTTTCCGCCTGAATGATCAGCGCGGACAGTGAGGCATCGCCAGGCGTGCCAGTGTTGTATAGGCTGCGCGCCATTTCTGAGCCGACCTGCTGGCGTATGGCAGTGCCCAGCACTTTCTCAACCTTCGCCCGATCATCGGGAAGCATCGCGCCGGAAGCATTGGCGTAATACTGCTGGGCCCTCAGGGGGTCATCGCTCACCATCCGGTCAATCACGCCCACGGCCAAGTTGCTGTTGAACGCTTGCACGTTCTGCTCGATGGCTTCAGCCGGCAAACCTTTGCGCTGGCCGTTGGCGACGATTACCCGAGAACCTTTGTTCTGGTAATAAGCGACTTGGCCGGGGTCTTGGTAGTAGGACGTCGCGCCGGCTGCAGCAGAGTTGATCGACGCCTTGTCTGCCTCGTCGTAATAGTTTTGACGCTCACCAAACTCATAACGATTTAACTCGCTGTTCAGGCTATTGCGCTGACTGGCGGTGATCTGCTGCCACCGCGCCTTTTGCCGATCATTGGTAAGGCTGCTGCCCAAGCGCTCAACCTGCTTGTCAAAGCTGGGCAGCGTCTGGTTTGTAATGTCCAGCGCGTTACCGCCCTTGCGCGAATAAACCCCGTTTTCGGGGTTAAACATCGTGCCCAGCTTCCAGTCGCTAAGTTCCGACTCGGCCTTGATCAGCGCGGCCTGGTCCGCGTCTTCCTGCGACTTTTGGAATACCTGGCCGGCAAGGCCCAAGGCCGCCTGCCCAAGCGCAAGTCCAGACGTATCTGCTGGCTGCTCGCGCACTTGTGGAGCTGGTAGCCCGCGGCTGCCTACACTCGGCCCGTTAATTGTTGGGATCTGGATTGCCATGGTTACCCCTTAAGCATAAGCCTGGTTGAAGTTGAGCCGGCTTGTGCCGCCACTGATTGCCGCCTTAGTGCCGGCGCCGACGCCAGCAGCAGGCGCGGAGCTGAACATGCCGCCGGCAAATGCTTGGCCCGCACCACCCAAGGCGCCGCCGAGAATGGACGTCATTGTGTTTTTCTTTGCCTGGCTTACCACGTTCTTGGCTGTGTAGAGGTTGTCGGCTGCCTGCACTTCATAGCCGTAGGCTTCACGCGCAGCGTTGTTGCTGATGGTCAGCGCGTCCAGCTCACCAAGCTGCGCAGTGTCCTGCTGGATGATGGCGTTGCTACCGGTATCGACCACTCCGCCGCTGCCGGCCATTGCCGACCGCTGGGTGCCAATCATCTGTTGAGTTGCGACCCGAGCCTGGTCCGAGTCTTTAGTTCCGCGAACGCGCGCATCTTGAGCCGACTGGTTAAGGAAAAAAGCATTGCGGCGCAGTGCATCAGCCTGAGACTGTGCCTGTGCCTCGCCGGCCTTGCCTTGCATAAGGCCGCCAGCAGCGCCAAGGGCGACGGGGATTAGTGCGGGAGAACACATGGTTTAAACCTCGCGGGTGATCTGGAATTTGTGGAATGGTAGCCGTGAAACCCCGTAAGGCACAGCGGGCCCCATCTTGAAGCCAAGCCACTCAAGCCAGCGAATGGCGTCGCTATTGCGGGCGTCGACGTAGTTGATCAATTGGCAATGGCGCTGCATTGCCTCATGCAACAGCGCCTTGCTGGCGCGCAGAAAGCCCCGCGGATTTTGCTCGATATGGTTAGTGGTGACCATCCATGGAATACCCACCCCAATTGCTGCAAGCGTATCGCCAACGGCGGCAAGCGGTACTCCGTCATGCTCGATAACCCAAGCACGAAGGCTTGTCTTAGCACCTTGCTGCAAGCACTCCACCAAAGGCCGGCCAGTGCACGCCTGCATTTCCTCTATGTCGGCAGGCCTAGCGCATGCCGCAACGATGGCGGCATCAGCCGCCACCATTGGCCGAATGACCACGCTCAATATGCGCCCCCTACATCCACGCGCGGGATAAGCGCCAGGACGTTCAGCGGCAGCGGGTCGCGCTGAATCACGGTTACCTGGCCGTTCCCGCGCCAGCCGTCCGTAATCACTTGCGTGGCCTTTCCTGTAACTGGCTGGATTGCGCCGTAGTCGTCGGAATCTTGCCGCGGCTTAAATTCCCACAAATCTTTGTCTTCCCCGCTGCTGCCATACAATCCACCGCGCGACTCGAGAAGCACGGCAGTTACCCCCTTGATGATCTTGGTCTTGTCGCTGATTGTCTCTTGCCCCGGCACGTTGACCTCCAGCGTCTGCAGCTCAGACTCATAAGGCAGCCCGACAACAATCACCGCGCCAGGCGTGTCCAAGCCGATAGCGCCATCAGTAACGGTAAGACCGGAAACAACGTTACCGTCAGACAAGGCAATTACATCGCGGCCCTCAAGATGATCAAGGCCAGCCAACGAGTCCCTGGCAATCGCCCAGGACGTAAACGCTACGCCGCGGATGCCTTCAGGCACTTCACCCTTTGGCCTTACTGTCACCACGCCGCCGCCAGTGAAGCCAACAATCTCCATGCGCAGCGGCTCAGCAATTGGCGTTTCCAGATACTGCACATCGTCGCCAATATCCCCGGCGCTGAACTGGCTGGCATTCGAGCATGTCAGCGTTAGCGACTCGGGATACTTCCAGGCTGTCCCGCCGGTAAGCGTCATGGTTACGCCGCTGGTGTTGCGCCCGTCATAGCGCAGCGCGCAGTCAAGGAACCAAGAGTCCTTGATGATTGAGGCGCCCTGAGAGCGCGGCAACTGGCGCTCTGCCATGCGCTCTACATAGCGCACCGGCTGCCCCTCGATCATTCGCTCTACGCACAGATAGATTGCATCCTGCCGGCCTTCAGGCACCGAGCAAACAGAAAGCACCTTGCCGTCAGTAACATGGCGATGCCACGCGATAACCTGCTGCTCTTTCAAATAGGTGATGCCGACCATTTGGCCATCGGTGCGCGCACCCCAAACAATCGAATAGGGGATCTGCTGGAAATCCCAATCTGCCAGGCTGTACTCCTGCAGCATCTGCGGGGAAAGAATGCTCACATCCTCACCGCTAAAGCCGTCCGCCTGCAGCGAGTAACCAAAGGCGGTAACCGTCCGGCCTCGCTCCTGGGCATAGAGCGCCGTGTCGTTCATCACCAGCGGGCGCAACTGACCAATGCCGTTATAGGTCTGCGGGTCGCCGTTGATGGTCTTCGAGGTCAGCCCGGTGGCCTGCCCCTGAATCAGCCACTCGGCGCCATCAGTGAAAGTCATCAGCGAGCGCAGCGGCGTCAAGTGATTGATCCTGTTCACCTCGGTGCTGGCGATTGTCCAAACAATTGAATCGTCGTCCTTCAGTGGAAACGAAAACCCGAAGTTATTGAACACGCCTGTGCGGCTGAACCAAAGCGTTTGGGGGCTGTTGTCAGTGCTGGCGTAGCAAAGGCGCTGCTGGTAATACGCGACAGACCGTGGATAGTTGCCGGCGCCAACAAATGGATCCGTGCCGCTTGGCGGCGTATCTGTTTTGGTCGGCGCAATATTCACATCCGTGAAACTTGTGGTAGAAGCGCGGCCAATGAACCCGTAAATGCCAGCGCCAGCATTGTCCTTATAAACGTGGTAGTAGGTCGCGCCAGTCACCGCCGGCCAGGTAATCGTTGCCTTTGGGTTGTCGTTCTTCACGTTTATGCTGTTTGAAGTTACTGGCAGCGATTCCTCGCTTACCTGCCCGCCGTCATCAATTATGGCCGTTACCTGATAACGCCAAGCCTGCAAAATCGTGGAGCTACCACCAGGGTCAGCCGTTGCGGTTGCCGACGCGGGCGCCTCGATCGACGGCACCAGGCTTACGCTTGTAAGCGTCCAGCTGTCATTGCCGAAACGCTTCAGCTTTGCCGGCTTGTGATTCGGGTGAACTATATCCATCACGTCCGCCGACTGGGTGTAATTAAGCGCCGCCAGTTCGTCGCGGGTGTACGGCGTAACCAGCTCGAAAGGCTGGCCAATATCCGGCCCCGCACTGTTCAGCACCAGGCCACCACTTCGATAAAGGCGCAGCTTCAGGTGCGTAAACTCAAGGCAGTAGGTATCTGAAAAATTGAACTTGAAACGGATCAACCTGGCCGCCTCGTTGCCTGGTGTTTGATCCAAAAACATAGTGCCCGGGCGATTCATCACTCCCCCGTATGGGCTCACAATAAAATTGATGCACTTGGCCAGCCCTGTTTGATAGGCCGCAAGATCCGTGCGCGCTGCCAGCTCCGGGCCGACCTCGCCACGGGCAAAGCTTGGCTGTATTAAAGACAGGCTCATGCGTGCAGCTCCCGCTCATAAATCGACGGAATAGGACCGTCAGGCTCCTGCTCGTTGAAGTCTGCCGCCATTGCGATCTGTGCGAATTGCTCGGCAAGCTGCAACATGTTCCCCATAACCCCCGAATCGTTCTTGATGCCCATGACGATCATTCCAGCAAGCCTGAAGCTCATGGCCTCGACAAATTGGGCAGGCCAGCGCTCCACCTCGTTAAGACGCTTGGTGTAGCGCAGCGTGGCCTCGGGAATGTCACACAGGATCACGCGGCCATCAGACTCATAGGCAACATCAAACTTGCTGCGCAACTCCATTGAAGCGGTTCGCACGCTTTCGGCGTAGATCTCGATTGCGTTGATGCAGTCGTTTGGGTAGCGGTAGCGAAATTCCCAACCAGCCGGGGGATCACCAGGAAGCAGCGCCAGCTTTTCCAGCGCATTGGCAAAGCTCCAAGGCATGCTCTTGTACGCCAGCAGCGCATCGCGGCAGGTATCCCAGTAGCGCGAGCAAATAACCCGCTCGGGGCTTCGTTCAAGCTCGTCGCTGATGGTTGAGCTGACGCCGATATGCCCTAGCGCCATGTTAAAAACGTCTATCTTGCTGGCCATTCGTTAAGCCTCTCAGGTGGTCCAGTGGTAACTATTGCGCTCATTGTGCGCTATGCCAAACCATAGCCGAACGGCAGCACAAATAAAAAAGGCCCCTTTCGGGGCCAGTGTGGTGGTGGAAGTTATGCGTCAGGCAGCTGACCGCTTGCGCCGCCTGGTGGCGGATCATCGTTAGCCGCGGAGTGAGCCAGGTTCAGCTCGTCGGCCTTGGCCATTGCGGCAGCCTTGGCCTTTCCTGCGTCGGCACCATCTTTCAGGAATCGCTCGCCGATCTCGTTGCCATCAGCGTCAACCACTGCATAGGCACCGCCAGCAATATGCTTGGCCTTATACGGACCAGGCACCAGGTCAGCACTTGCCTGATTTCCGGCTACTGCAGGCTGAAGCGCAACAACCTCGACCAGCCAGCGCCCAGGCGTGACACCTTCAGGCAGGGTAACGATTGAATCGGCACCCTGCCCAGGCATCACCAGGCGACCGCCGATGTAGTGCGCTGCATGGGTTACTTCATAGCGCTTGGTCATAACGCCCCCTTAAACCGCGTAGTTGCGAGCGTAGGCGCGCCATGCCTGCACGTCAGTGGTCAGGAAGGCGTCGAACGCGCCAGCCGTCAGCGGGCCAGCCGCCACGGTATAGCGCACGCCCAGATAGCGCTCGTAGTTACCGGCAGGCAACTTGACTGCGGCTACAACAGTACCAGCAGGCGAAAACGCGCCAAATGCCAGAACGCCAGTGCTGAAGTGAGTAGTCGGCGAAGTTGCCAGGTTTTCCGTGCTGTCCGACTCCAGCGTTACCGCCAGGGTGGCATCGCTACCAGAATCGGTTGCCGCCACTGCGGTCAGAACTACCAAATAAACATCCTGACCGGTGCCAATGTCGCGCAGCGGGTTCTTGCCAGAGCTGTTGCTGATCAGGTCCATGACGTTGGTGCTGATAGCCGTGGCGGTTACCGCCTGGGCATCAGAAAACTCTGCTTGCTTATCGATGTACATGCTTGTTGCTCCTGTAATCCTTGAGGGGTGCTGCGCGGTCTTAGACCACGCGAGCCTCGGTGTTGAGAAGGGCGTCGACGCGACGCACAGGAACCTCGCCAAACATCAGCGCAGGCTTGCCGTCAACTTCGTCATACATCAAGGTCGAGTTGGCTACCTTGTTGACGGTTTGGCGGCGCAGGAAGCTGCGGATGGTGCGGTTGACGTAGTAGGCCGGCTGCACACCGGTCAGGCTGTGAATCAGTTCCTGGGCCTGGGTCATCAGGTCGATCAGGTCAGCGCCGGCCGATGCGTTCTTGGTCAGGTCGCTTACATCAATGTTGCAGATGCGCACGACATAACGCCAGTCAGGCACAGCAATGCCGCACTTCCACTCGTAACGGTCACCGTATGCACGGAAGCGGTTTTGATTGGCGTCGAAGGCATCGATCTTGCCCAAGTCTTCATGCTGCAAGCCAGCTTGCGAATCTTTCGGGAAGATGCCGTGGATGGAGTTCTGGCCCCAGCCGACGAGATAGATCGACGTGTTATCGGTGCCGGTACCGCCAGCGTCCAGCACGTTGACCTTGTTTTCAGCGCCGCCGGAAGTGGTAGGCACATCGTCAAAGCGCGGGGCCAGGCCCACAAACGCTTCAGGGGTCAGTCGGTCGCCATAGATCACCTGGCGCTGCATGCTCTGGTTCATGGACTCCATGAACGCCTTGGCCTGGCTCAAGCGGAACGAGCTGGTGTTGCCGTTCAGATCAGCCAGGGCGCAGTCAATTTCACTGCGGCCTTCCAGAATGCCGCACGCTTCATCCAGCTGGGCAGTAGTCGCTTTGCTGTTCGGCACGCCGCTGTTCAGTTTGCGGAAAACTACGTCCGGCAGACCGGTGCGCACGGTGGTGCGGTGGCCGGTGGGCAGGTTGCCCTCGTACCACGGCATATCCATCAGCATTTCATTGTCCTGGCTCAGCAACTCGGCAATCGCTGCCGTCTTGCCATCAGGGTCCAGGGTCTTGGCAACATCCAGCAGCGTTACCTTGTTGTTGAGCGTCGACATAGGTGCTTCCTCTTAGGTTTCGGGCCATAAACGAGCTTCAATGCTGCGGGTGCCCTGCCTCGCATCACCGCCATGCACCATAGTGTCCTGGGACATTGACTGGCCGATGGTGTGTATGAACTTGAAAAACTCGGGATTGCTGCCCAGCGCGGAGTAAGTCAGGAACTGGCGCAGCTCAGGCGTTCCGAATTTGACCATGACCTTGCTGGCAACCTCCAGCGACTTGTTAAAGTTCTCGCCACCCAATTCTGGCAGCTTTGCGCACTCGTCGCCCCACTGCTTGTTGAGATCCATGGCCTGCTGCTCGTAATGCTGCTGCACTTGCTCGGGCGTAGGCTGGCGCGCTTGGTCAATTTCAAGCAGCTTCTGAAATACTTCCTGGGCCTTGTCTTGCGGCAGGCCCAGCTCCTTAAACAGATCCTGCACTTGGGGCAGCACAGAGTCGTCCAGCTCCACGCCTTCGGGCGCCTTCAGGTCGTAGGACTCTGGCACATCAGGCTTAGCCGCTGGTTCAGCATCGGCATCAACCGGCGCAGCTGCATCCGCATCGGCAGGCTTTGCCAGGTCGCCCAGTAGGCTGCCAGCAGGCTCAGGTGCAGCCGCCGGGGCAGTAGGCGCGGCTGCAGGTGCGGCTGCAGGTGCGGCGGGCGCCGCTGCAGTCTCACCGCCACCAGCCTGTCCGCCATCTGCAGCGGCTTCATCCATGGGGTGCAGCCCCAGCATTCTCAGCATCAAATAATTCATTGGTCACACTCCAGTTCAGACTCGGCTTTTTCTAGTGCAAGACGCGCCCGGTTTTCCACCACCATGCGGTCGTATTGCTCGGGGCAGTAATTCAGCAGATCGGTCACCAGCTGGATTGCAACAGACCGCCGACCCTCGTTGAAGGCAAGCGGTCCGGGCTCAATGCTGCGTGATACTTGAAACAAGCTGACGATCTCGAATTGCTCCCACATCACACGGCGAGCGGCGGGCGTATTCATCATGTGCCGCCAGCCATCGCGCCGATCTGCTTCGGCCAATTTAGCGGCCTCTTGCGCCCTGGTCAAAATTTGCTCATTCATCCGGCCATCGCCCCAAGCATCGCAGTTAATGCAGTGTCGCCGTCAGTTGGCGTTTCAGCCAATGTTTTGGCACTTTGCGCCATCGCCATTCCTTGCTCTGCCATCATTTGCTGTTGCTGCTGCTCGGCCCTGGCTTGACGAATACCTGCGATCTGCTCAGCGTCGCGCAGGATCGTTGGCGGCGCCCCAATGGCGGCATAATACGCCGCTTGCATGGCGTCCGGGTTAATCGAATCAGCCGCCTCGGGAAAGCCGGATTGAATCATCATTCCAGTGAACTGCAGTGACCGCTCGATAGTGCCTGCCGCGATGGCTTTCTGTGCCTGAGCCAGAATGCTGATGTACTCGACAGTCAGCGGCACGCCTGACAGCTCTTCTGGCGGTGGCGGGATCAACGGCACCCCAGGCATTAGACCCATCCAAATGGGCGTGGACTGCTCGACCATCACCTGGAACACCTGATCCATTAGCGGATCAAACAGCTCGTCGTTGTTGCGCTCGACCACCGGGCCAAGCATCAGCATCTTTTCTTCTTTGCGCTGGATAACTTCAGTCGCGGTCATCGTTCCGTCTGCCTGGCTGATCAGCAGGAAAAGATCCTCGAAATAGGCTTCTGCTACGGCCCGCTCGCACTGATCGATTTCCGCCCGCACGTTCGGCAGCGCGCTGGGGTCTGGAACATAAGCCGGCTGAAACGATTGGCCCACCAGCTGATCGGGAACCCAGACCGTACCGCCAGGCACCAGGTTGGCAGCCATGCCGCGCATGCTCAGTGGGGCAGTCACAGCAGGCCGAGCCAGCTGCTGGACGATGCGCAGCTTGTCCGCTTCCAGCAGCTGCAGCTCTCGGGACTTACCAAGCGCCACATCCCCAGGCCCATTGCCATACACATTGACGCCGTTCACGTCCCAGCGCGGGGCCATGATTGGGAACGTCTGGAATCCGCTTTGACGCAGCACCAAGCCGTCACTGCTGCCTTCTTCCCAATACGTTGACCGCCAGGGCATCGACAGGTTGTCTGCTCGCGCAGTATCCGCATCAGGGTTTGGCTCGACCAGGTGGCAAACGTTAATGGCAAGAAGACTGCCCTTCTCGGCCATCATCGCCGTGTTTGGCTTCAGGCTCTCCTTGCCGAACTGCTGCAGCATTTGCCGCGCGGTCATCGTGTATTCACGATAAAACGTGTCCACTACGCCGCGGGCGCTGGTGTCCAAGGCATAGGTGCCAATGGGGTAGTGGTAGAAACGCACCACGTCCTGCTCGTCAGGCAGCGCAGCCATGCAGCCAGTGCCATAGACGCCTTGCGCATGAAACAGCTGCGGCAGGATGTTGTAGAGGTTCGACTTTGCCAGAACGTTACGCATCGATTCTTGCACTTCAAACAGCCAGCGCATGACGTTGCTTGTTCGCGGCACACCGGTTGGGGCTTCCAGATTGAACCAAGGCCGTGCCTGGCTGGCCATGCCGCTGGCCATGCCAGCAGCCAGCGTTTGCGCCGACCGGATAGGCCGCTTGTTGTTCATCTTCTGGTCGCGGCGCTTGCCATCGTTTATTTCATCGCCCTCGAATTGACCCTCGGAAGGAGACAAGTAATCGCGCTGAAGCTTCCACTTTGGCAGCCACTTTGAGTCTCGGTCTTGCTTGAGCTGTTCGCCCTTTGCGCTTACTCGCTGCGCTTCTTTCAAGTCAATGCGTGGCATTGGTTAGCTCCCTAGCAGGCTTTTCACAGAGGTATTGGCCGCGCCCAGACCCATGCTGCCGGTAAGGTTGGTGCCGCCCAAGCCTGCAGCTGCCAGTTGCCGCTTGCGCTGCGCCTCGCGTGCATCAAGCGTCTCTTCGGAAACCGCTGTTGGTGTCGCGGCTGGCGCCTCTGGCATCACTGGGTCTTTTGGCTTGTCGCCCGTCCCCATCATCCCGCTTAAAATTGTGCTGCCAAAGCCAGCGCCTAGAATCTTGCCGATCTTCTTACCCATGGTTGACTCTCCTGTACTTGATTGCGTAGTGCCGATTATTTACCCGGTGAGAATAGGCCACAAAAGGAAAACCGAGCTTTCGCCCGGTCTTGACTAGCCACCGCAGGAACTCTCCGCCTATTTTCCCGCGATGCTCTGGCACAACATACTGCCACTGAAGCGTTAGGCACCGACCAACGTGCATATCGTCGTCCTCGACTACGCAGGCAAAGCCAACCAGCTTGCCGTCCTGCATTGCCAGAAGCTCGCAGCGACTAAGCCCTTCAGTGGCTTCAAGCATACGCCTGGCCACGTCCTCAAGCGCCCCACCTTCTCGGAATTCAGGCAGATCGTAGTAGACCGCCGGGATGATGCTTGCGCCCAGGCAGTAGTCGCCTGGCGCCATCCAGAAATGCTGAATCATGCGTAGGGATCCCATTCGTTTGTTTGCTGTTGCTCGCCCGTGTACGGATCCCAGCCGGTGCTTGCGCCCTGGTGCTGATGCTTGAGCTTCATCACCGGCATGGCAAAGGTCAGCGCCAGCGCGTCCCCATCATCCGGGCTCACGCCGATGCGCTTCTTCAGGTCAGACTTCTTCTCAAGGGCCAGCTGGTCGCGGTTGTTGTGTGCGTACTCCGGCGCGGTCAGCTCGGTTTCAAGCTCTGGTGATTCCTCAATGGCCAGGCCAGCCTGCAGCGCCTCACGCATCTTCCACCAAATGTAAGTGCGCATATTCGCGTAGTGGTTGTCGGGGGCACTGTTAGCAAAACCAATATCAATGATCGGCACACCAGGCATAAGCCGGCGCAGTTGGTCAGCAACAGGGCCACCAAGCCCAGTGGAGTCGACAAACACAGCGTCGGGCTTATTGTCCTGCACCACCGTGCACACCTTGGCGATGAATAGCGTTGTGTTGCGGGTTTCACTGCCCGGGATCTTGATCGGCTGGATGCTTCGGGCGTCCAGTCCGCGCCGGAATCGGATAACGTTGTTGTCGTCGCCGCCGCGGGCAATGTCGATGCCGCACACAAGCGCATCGCTTGGGCCATAAGCCGCCTGGCGCTTTTGGGCTTCTGCCACCCAGTCGTTTGGTATTAGCTGCAAGCTGGATGCCCTCGGGAATAGACCACGGACACGGACACGGAACATATCGGAATCTTCCCCGAAGTCCTGCCGCCATTTCTCAATCTCTGCCTTGTTGGTGCCGTCGACGGTTCGGCTATCGATCTGCTTGGTCACCCATCGGTGTTTGAAGCGCGTGAAACACTCACGAAAGCGCCCGCTATTGCGGGTCGGGTTACCGAAGGCGATCCATATAATCTCTGTGTCTTCGTCCGTCAGCGCGCCCTGGGCCACTTCCCACACCTTGTCAGCGATGTTCGACGCCTCGTCGAAGATCAGGACGATTCGCTTGCCCTTGTTGTGCAGGCCGGCGAATGCCTCGGTGTTGCTTTCTGACCATGGCACAGCGTCCGCACGCCATGAGCGCAGGTGCTTGGGATCAATGCTTGATATGGCCGTGGCCGTTGGCGTGAACCAGTGGGAGTTGATCGACAGGCGTAGCCACTTGGTGATTTCCGGCCAGGTCTTTGTGGTCAGCTGCTTTTCGGTGTTGGCCGTGACGATGACCTTGCAGTCCTCGCACGTCGACATAGCCCAGTCGACGATCATGCTGATGCACGCTGATTTTCCGATACCGTGGCCGGACGCAACGGCCAGCAGCAACGGCTGGTGCCGTGTGGCCTCGTCTTGCAGATGTGCGCCTATCGTCTTGAGTGTGTCGCGCTGCCATGCCCGCGGCCCGGCTACCGTTGCCAGCTCGCCGGACTTCCCCCAGGGATACGCATAATCGACAAACCCCTCCGGGTCATGCGTAAAGCTGGCTATGTCCTCCAGCAGCATATCCTCGGGGTCTATGACCTCGCGGGCGCCCATCAGCCTTTGGCCTTTCCGTCATCTTTCAGCTTTTTGATCCTGGCGCGGGCCTCGGCCATCTTGTCGGCCAGGTTGTCCTTGACGTTAAGATCCACCTCAGATTTGTCCGACCACTTGGAGCTGTCACGGTTCTTCAGCCAGAAGATCATGGCCACCACGTCAGGCGGGTAATGCTTCACCACCTCGGTTTTCACAATCTTGCCCTGCACCACGCGAATATCGGTTTCGGTGACGCTGTAGCCCATGGCTCGGTCGTAAAGGGACTTGGCCACCCGGTCGTTAGCCGGGCCTTTGCCCGCGGCCAGTGCTGCGGCGAACTCGGGATACTGCAGTTTCCAGACGTGCAACGTGCTAAGCGCACAGCCGAAGTAAGCGGCCAGCTCGGCGTCAGTTGCAGCCATCACGTTGCACAGCTTTTCAGCTTGCGCGACAAACTCAGGCTTGTATTTGGTCGGTCTACCCATTGCCATGTTGTGTGGTCCTTACTGCGGTGGGATAGCCGCAATCATACGCAAGGCCGTAGGCCCCCAGGTGATGATTGCGACGATTGCAGCGCCTACCGCGCTCGCCAGCCATAGGATGGTTTTCGATGACGTCATAAAGCGCAGCTGGTTGTCATGGAAATCCTGCAAGGCCCCGTCGAGTTTCTTTCCGAACTCCGTGGTTTCTTTCGCGATCTCGCGCACGTCGCTCTGTAGCTGCTTCATCATTGATTCTGCTGCCTGCATACGGTGCGGCATCCGCTCGTCTTCAAGCTGCTTAACTCGGAAGTCGAGCAGCTCAAGACTTGCTTGGTTCAGCGTTCTGCGGTCGCCCATGTCTGAATCCTCACCGCCCATCGATCCCCTCCGTAGCCGTCGACGCGGCACTCTAAACAAAAACCCGGCGCTTGGCCGGGTTGTGTGCTGTTGGCCTACTCGGCGCTGACAGTCTAGTCGCCATCACCGTCCAAGTCATTCAGTCGGTCGTTCTCGGCTTGCTGCAGGGCGTCGTCTTGCTCTTGCTCAGTCATTAGTCACTCATCCTCACCGGGGAACATTAGGCGGAAGTCTACCGCAAAGCTGAACAACTGCGAGCCGACACCTGTGTTCGTTATTACGATCACATAGCTTGTTAGCGAATCATGCACAAACGGCTGCAGATCACCGCGCAGGCCGACGCGCACGCTGTTAGTCGAAGCCGCTTGAAATCCAGTTATGCGATCAGTCAGCGGGCCAGGCGTAACCCCTGAGTAGAACTGCACCGGAACCGGCCTGCCTCGATACTTGAGCCGGCGCGGAACGGTTGTCATCGCCTCGCCGCCAGTAAAGCTAGCTTGGTACAGATCAACCTTGATGCCGGTGGAGTTGGTGAAGTATTCACGCGCCAGCGCCACTATTTCGGTCAATGGAACCACAAACCCAAAAGCCTTGGTTTCTTCAGCAGCCATTGACCAGGCGTGATCGGCTCGCCACACAAGGCCGGCCACTGACGCGCTAAATATTGTGTCTCTTGTAACGGTTGCGCTCATGACGGAGAGCCTCGATTGGTTTGCCCGCGATGGCTTGGCACCCCTTGAGCATAGACATTCAGGCACAAAAAACCCAGCGCTCGGCTGGGTCTGCACCTTACGGGTACGATTCGCTTGCTTAGCCCGGTAGACCTTCCGCAAGGACCGACAAAGCAAAGGTGGCTGGCAAGGCAGGACTCGAACCTGCGACCGCCCGGTTAACAGCCGGGGGCACTACCGCTGTGCTACTTGCCAATCTGGTGCCGCTTCAAGGAATCGAACCCTGTGTCGTCCCGTTACAAGCGGGCTGCATCGCCATCAATGCTTAAGCGGCTTAATCTGTGCCGGGTTTCCCGTGCCGGCTGCCTTCAGGATCGAGCTTGGAGCCAACGACATGCTGGCCTGGCAGTGGGGCTTGACGCCTCTCGGCGTTGGTCAAAGTACATGCCCTGATGCGCGGTATTGCGCATCGGCTTGGCAACTGGTGACTACTTCGGTGCAACAAGCGTTCCTAGCCAACTACCAAGCCGATGCGCCCTGTTGCCAAGAGATCGGTGCCGCTATCGGCGGCAAGTCGGCCCTGCTGGTGACCAACCGAGTTAGGGCGCTGGTGATGCTAGTCGGTAGAGCCTGGCTTATCAAGCCTTGCATTAGGTGATGCAAAATCACCATGAAGAACAAGCGCAGCTGCATCGTAGGCCGCTGCAGCTTCTGCCAACGTCGCATAGTTACCAATATGAATCTCTTTTCTACCTGCCGTTATGCGTGCGTTAAACCGTCCTGACGCAGTTGGTCGCACACCCTTAGCCCCAGAGCTGTTGTTTATGGCAATGCGCGTGTTCCTGCTGTTTTCTTTTTGCGTGCACTTCCTAAGGTTTTGCCTTGTGTTGTCGAGCTTGTCCCCAGAAATATGATCTGTCGTGCCTCCTGGCTTGCCTCCCCAAACAATAAACCGGTGTAGCGCAACAGTAGAGCTACTGCCTGAAGGCCGCCCCACAACATAGCCGCTATTGTTCAGAGTCCAGGCGATACCAGAAACAAGCGCAAAATCTGCAATATCGACTTTTGCCCACCCGTAAAAAACTCCGCGCCTGCCATGCAGAGGAATCAGCGCAAACGAATCAAAAACCTGCGCTTGTTGTCGCTCAAGCAAGCAGCCAAAGCTCTCAATCTCTGCAGCCTTGCGCGCAGCTATTGCGGCATCTTCTGTTTTAAAAAAACCAAGGTAGGCGCGCCCAAGGCGCGCAGTCCACCCCCAATCTTTATGCTTGTATACGCCCCTAAATCCCGGCATTTGCTCACCTAAGCAGATTCTTTATCAATCTCTGTCACGGTTATAAGCACGCAAGGCTCATCTGAAAAACGCTTTTCAGCTGTAACCATGATCACCTGCACGTCATCAACCCAGACAACACCATTAAACGCGTCAAAGTATAACTTCATACAGTTGTCAACATCCACTTTTATGGTCGGAACAATGCGGCCAAGGCGCGCCCCATCTCGCTTTGCCTTTGGCCACGAAGGCCGAATCGAATGATGCATTTCAATAGTCACAGCAACAGGCCCAGCAATGATCGGCCTACCGCGCATTGATGCGCGCGCTTCGTCCTGAATCGTCTGCTCTGCGTCCTTGGTCTTGCCTGGCGTGTACATCCGCACAAAGCCGCCCCGACTGCTCGCCCTGGGCCTGCCCTTGCCCACCGGCTCGCCCGGCACGCATACGACGATCAAGAGAACACCCACCAGGCCGTGCCCCAAAACGCAACGCCTAGCAGCATGGCCATGCCCCAGTACATGCCAGGCGACGTGGAGCACTCCGGGAAGGTCAGCCAATACGCGCCGTGCTGCTCGGGCTTGCGGTCGCGGATCTCGTCACCAGCGCATCGTGCCGCCATCTCCAGCAACGCAACTTGATTGCGCAGACTGCCAATCTCTTCCTGCGCAGCCTCCACCAGCTCAAGCAAGCGCATGTTCATTTTGGCGCTTTTGCTCAAGTCAGTTTCAAGCCCGCGCATAAGCAGACCTCCACCAAACGGATTGAACCAATCGCCCCGCACGTTTTTGGAGTCTGTTTTGTCAGTGATGCTGGCCACCTCAACCCCTTCATCCTTCAACTGATAATTCGTCTCAACTGTCTGATCAGCCCCGCCGGCAGGGTCATACCCATACCGTGAATCATGCAATTCACAGCGGCCTTCGCTTTCGCTCAGCGGTCCACAGATCCCGCAGCACCCAGGCGCTTTATCAACATCAATTTCACCGGTCATAACCACCTCACTCGTCAATTGTCGCGTCCGGCCAGATCAGCCTGACGCAGTGCAAAGCCTGTTCCCGCGTGCACGCTTCGCCGGTCATGGTGAAAACCTTCCCGGCTGCACGCACCACCCACTTGGTTTTCACTTCATTGCCTGCCCAAAAGCCGCTGCTGCGCGGACAATTGCACGGCGGTAACAGGCATCGGTTACAAAGTCGCAAATAGGCATTTCGGCATAAGCGTGAGGAACACCGGCAAAGTTCACCATCATCTTTAGCTTTGCAGCCAACCGCAGCGCGTCGCCGTCGTCGGTTAGCGGGTTCCATCGGGTAGTTAAGGCGCCGATTTTGCCTATGAAACACCGATAGCGCGGATAACCATCTTCGGGGGTTTCTTCGATAAACCGACCGCTCACGCCAGCCGCCTTAGCCGCCATCTCCAACAATTCACGATCGTTCATTTCTTCACCTTGGCCACTGCCAGCTTGTGCGCTTCCCACTTCCCAGCATGCCGACGCTGGCGCTCTTTGCTGCAGGCCGCATGCTTACCGTGCGCCCGGTGCTTACCGCACACGTCGCAATTGCTTTGCGCCTCAATTGGCCGGATAGCCAAAGGCGGCTGGCGTTCTGGTTTCATCGCTTAATTCCCATTTTCGCCAGAAGCCCTGAGCGTAGCTCTGAAGGCGTTTTAAGCTCTAGCCCTTGGTCACGTGCTATCTGGTTGGCTAATTGCACGCTACGGCGCTCTGCCTGCTCAGGAGTGAGCACTGCGCCTTCATGCTCAAGCATCTTGCGCGGTTCTTCCAATCGCTCGCCCCGCTGCAGCTTTTCCAGCAGCAAGCTGTAAGCGGTACCAAAGCGCTTTCGCAGCGCCGTCTCGTTAGGAACGCCATTGCGAATTTCCCACCACCCCACGGCTTTGCCAGCCAGCCGGACAAGTTCATGCGACCACTTGTGCATGGTCGGGGCATCACATGCCTTCACGCACTCACTGAACGCAGCATGCACATCAGGCACGCCCAGGTCGGCGGCACTGTCTTCGCACATGGCGCGAAATTCTGGCGCAGTAGGCGGCCAATCTTCTTCCCCCCGCTCCATGCGCTTGCGGCCTCGCTCAATGCAAGCCTGCACACCCTTTGCCATCTGCTGCCCAGTAATCCCAGAAAGAACCTTTCCCCATATCCCGCTGTCCGGCCCAGGCCTTGAGCCGTTGCACGACTTCACGTCACTCAAGCCGTGCACGCTCACCCACTTATGGCCATACAAGCTAGTCATCATGAGCCAGAGATTTTCGATCAGCTTCAAAGAGCTGGCCGTCTGCGGAGCCGGATGGCCAGATTGGCTCGGATGCAAGCTGTCTGAGCCGCTCCTGCTGCTCGTTGTGCTCACGGACTTGATCAGTGAGGCTAGCTTTGCCTTGGCCTCGTCCTGCGGTGTTTGTTCCATGCGTTGCTCTCCAGTCATAACTTGCCTTGAACGATTGCCAGGCGTTTTCGGCGGCGATCTGCACCGCATAGGCCGGGGTTATGTTCGCCTTCACCGCTTCACGAACCAGGGCGCTCCATGACGTGATAGTCAGCTTTGCCTTTTTCGTCTGCCGTACAGCGATCCAGTCTTTCGCGTGCTGCGGATCACAGCCTTGGTCAATCAGAAACTGCGCGCCCACCAGAGTGGTTTTTTCAAGTTCTGCACAGTGCTCTTGATCTTTGTTCTTCTCTTCTCTTCTCTTCTCTTCTCTGGTCACGCTTTTGTCACACGTATCCTGTGACGAATCTGTGACTATTCCAAGCCTCTTGTTTTCCCTAGAAATCCTTTGTCTTTCAGCGGCTTCCGCGCGTTTTTTGGCTGATTCTCCATTGTGTCTTTCAAAGTTTGGGAAGGTAATTCCAGACTCTTCGATCACAAGCCAACCAGCGCCAGACATGGATTTTGCAAACCCTGCGTGATGTACGTAACGGTCAATCCATTTTTCTGTCACACGTTTTACGTGACCATCTTGTGACTGAGAATCTGCCCAGCTCCAGAGGTGATGAAGCATTCCAACAACTTCAAATTCGCTCTTGTCCAGATCCAGCGCTATCGCGATAACTGCCGGGTCATTGGCAAGCGCTGTACGCATCTTGATCCAATCGCCAGCCATGCTCAGTCCTCCCCTAGCGCCACAAACTCGCTCACCTTCATATCGAAAGCCTTCGCCAGCTTCTGCAGCGTTGCGCCGGTGCAAGACGTTTGCCCTGATAGCTGACTGAGGCTTGTCGGGCTCATTCCAAGCCGAACGGCCAGCTCCTTTACCTGCAGCCCATGCTTGGCGCGGGCTACGCTGATGCTCTTACCTAGATTCATCTGTTTGGCTCCTGTTTGCTGATGGCGCAACATTAGCTCATGGCCTTTATTACTTCAATGGTACCAACCTTTTCTTTTGTTTTTTATTGCGCAGCGCTTGACCAGATAAACCGGCCTGCATATAGTTCTCACACCTTCTCCCGACCAGCCGAGAACAGCATGACCCATGAAATTATCGTCGAGCTTGATAACCTCAAGCTAACCGTAGAAGTGACCCATCTTGTAAACGACCTTCCAGATCCTAATTGCCGAGACAGCGCAGACACTGCCCGCGGCGAGCGCTGGGTTGATTTCAACGTGACCTATGGCGTTGAGTACGACCAGGACAACGGACAGGTGATCGAATGCGGTTATCTGCCCTGGTGGCTGAACAAGCTGCAGCACGAAAACCGCGATGCCATCGAAGCGGAAATCTGGAAGCAATACGAGGAAAACCAAAATGTCTAAGCGATTCGGCCGCAACCAAAAACGCAAGCTGATGATGCAGCTAGAAATGCAAAGCATCGGCGTTGAAATGCATCTCGCCCTAGTGGCAGAGCAGCGCGCAACAATCGGAATGCTGCGCACCACAATCTCGGATGTTGCTCATATCCTTGGCCCTAATTTCGTTGGCCTTCCCGCCGTCAGTCGGGCAGTTTCAGAGCTTCGGGACAGGTATCGAATGCCAACCAATATGCGCATGAGCGACGTTATGGCGACGCTTGATGATCGGGATGCTTCTAGCCTTATGACGATGGCCGTTTTTGATCTTGAAAATCATCGGGCCGATGGGGTTCTTGACCAGCTTAGGGATTGCGTACACATCAACCTTGTACATGGCTCGGGTAAAGCCTGTTACTCGATTTCCCGCGAGGCGCTTCGCCGCGTGGACGCTGATCAACTGGCGCGCCATTACGCTCCAATGATTGCCCGCGAAATGGCCGAGCTAGTGAAGCGGGGTTTTTAATGTTCGCCATCATCATCACGCTATGCGCAAGCGCTGCAATGGACGACTGCCAGGTTTACAGCCTGGGCAACGTCGAGACTATGGCCCAGTGCAAAACCGTTGCAGGGATTCACGGAACCGTTTTGGGTCAGGCGACTAACTACCGGCTGGAATGCCAGCCGACCGAGGTATCTACCGATGAATAAACTTGCCCTTGAGCTGCTGGCTGATAAGGCAGAGCAGCACATCAGCCAGAGTATTGCCCGCATTGCTGGCAGCATTGCGCCGAGCATTGACCGCGCTGCTGGCGAAATCGACATGGCGTACAAACTTCACCTGATCGACTACCCGCGCCGTGAAGTGCTGATGACTCAGCTGCGCGTGATCGTGAACAAGCGCCGGCAGCAGCTGCGCGAGCAGCAGAATGCCAAACTTTTGAGGGAATCAGCATGAGCAAAGACAATGGTGGCCCGGCTTACCCAACGACGCCAGATAACTCGCTACGATTCACCATTGAAAGCGGCGCGGGCATGACCCTGCGCGACTACTTTGCGGCAAAGGCGATGCAAGGGATGCTGGCTGGTCATGTAGAAATGTTCGGTCCAGCGGACAAGCTTGTTGAAACCGCTTTTAAACTGGCCGACGCCATGATTGCGGGGCGTGCCAAATGAGCAAGCCCCGCATATACCTGGCCGGGCCGATGAGCGGCCTACCCCTAGAGAACTACCCAGCCTTTAACGCAGAAGCCGCCCGCCTTCGCGCCATCGGCTACCGCGTTGAGAACCCGGCAGAAAACCCGGTTCAAAGAACCTGGCAGGCATACATGCGCCAAGCCCTGACGCAAATGCTCAAATGCGATGCTGTTGCTTTGCTGCCAGATTGGCAGCGCAGCCGTGGCGCACTAATCGAGAACGGTCTGGCCGTCAGTCTTGGCATCCCCGCGCGCCCTGCCGCAGAGTTCCAGCTGCCAGATCCAAGCCCGCAGTGCTGGCTGTGCGAGGGGTCTGGCCAGGTTGATGGGAATAACTGCGACATTTGCCAGGAGCTTCCGGTATGAGCCAGGTAGCAGTTGGAGCTGTTGACCGCAGCACCTATTTAGGCGGCAGTGACATTGCCGGCATTCTTGGCTTGAGCCCATGGCGCACGCCGCTTGACGTGTATCTGGACAAGGTGGAAGGCAGCCGACCAATTGACGAAGCCAAGGCCAAGATATTCCGCCGCGGCACTCGCATGGAGCCGTACATTCTCGACCTGCTGACCGAGGAACACGGCATACAGATCGTAAACCGCGGCCAGCGCTACCGTGACAAGACCCACGCATTCATTGCCGCCGAGATCGATGCGGAGGCCGCGACCGGGGAAAACATCGAGGCCAAGTCTGCCAACCAGTTTGCTGCAAAGAACTGGGGCGCCGAGTTCACCGACGAAATCCCGGTTTATTACACCGCCCAGGCCATGCACGGCATGATGGTGAAGCCTGCGCCGGCCACCATCTTCCCGGTGCTGATCGGCAGCGACGACTTTCGCGTGTACCGTGTTGAGCGTGACGACGAAACCATTGCCGCTATCCGTGACAAAGAAGTCGAATTCTGGGATCGAGTGCAGCGCCGCGACCCGCCGCAGCCGTCAACCGTAAGCGACATTGAGCGCATGTTCTCCCGCGATTCTGGCCGGATTGTCCAGGCAAGCGACGAGATAATCACCGTGTTCAACGCGCTGAAATCGCTAAAGTCAAAAGCAAAAATGCTGGATTCAGAAATTGAAGACGCTGAACGCCATATCAAGCTGTACCTGGGCGAAGCTGCAATTCTCAAGTTCGGCGCGCAGCAGCTGTGCAGCTGGAAGTCGCAGGAAGCCAACCGCTTTGACATTAACGCTTTCCGCGCCAAGCACCCGGCAATCGCCGACAAATTCACCAAGACCAGCACAAGCCGCGTACTGCGGCTAAAGTAGGAGATCCGCCCCATGAGTGCCAACCAATTGAAAGAAGCGGCAACCGGACAAGTAGCAACCCGAGCAGAGCCGAAGGACATTGCCGGCATGCTGTCATCGCCAAAAATGAAACAGCAGATGGCGCTGGCCATGCCCAAGCACATGACCGCAGACCGCATGATGCGCATCGCGCTGACCGAAGTGCGCAAGGTGCCGGCGCTTGGCCAGTGCAACATCGAAAGCTTTATGGGCTCAATCATGCAGTGCGCCCAGCTTGGCCTTGAGCCTGGCAGTGCGCTTGGGCACGCCTACCTACTTCCGTTCGGCAACGGCAAGGCAAAGGATGGCAAGTCTAACTGCCAGCTGATCATCGGCTACCGCGGCATGATCGACCTGGCGCGCCGCTCTGGCCAGATCATCAGCCTGACCGCCCGCACCGTGCACGAAAACGACACTTTCAAGTATGAGTTCGGCCTTGAAGAAACGATGCAGCACATCCCTGCTGATGGTGACCGCGGCAAGATGACCCACGTTTA